TACGACAACACCACCGAGCAGATGAAGCCGTACTACGACGCCCTGTGGAGCCGGTGCAACCAACTCCCCAACGTCCGACTGCTCGGATCGCTGACGAAGAAGCAACTGTACGACCTCTACTCCCGGTCATGGCTGTACATCTACCCGACCGACTTCGAAGAGATATCCTGCATCTCGGCCATGGAGGCCATGGCGTGCGGGTTGCCGTTCCTCACGACCCCGACTGCGGCCCTGACCGAGACTCTGGACAAGGACGCGGCCATCTTCATCGATGGCCCGGCTTCCGGGGAGGAGTGTCAGAAGCAGTTCGTTGCGGAAGTGAAGGTACTCCTCGACTCCCCGGAGACGATGAAGGGCATGTCGGTGGCCGGGTACAAGAAGGCGGCCGACTTTGCATGGACTCCGGTAGCGGAGCACCTCGTTACCCTCTCCGACGAAATCTTGCGAAAGAAGTCCTCCAACAAGGAGAGGCTGTACCGGCACTTCTTCCGGATGTCCGACATCGAGGCGTGCCGCATGCTCGGGGACGTTCCGGGCACGGAGGTGGAGCGAAAGTACATCGAGGAGAACTTCGCATTCACCGAGTCCCCCGTGGCGTACCGGGAGCAGTACGTGAAGGTGGACGGTCCCATTGACGAGACGCGCAAAGGGGCGACGGTAGAGCACTGGGAGACGTCCGAGAACGAGCCCCGCTGGCTGGTCATGCGGAAGTTCATCATGGAGAACGCGGGCAAGTTCAATTCGGTGCTTGATTTTGGGTGCTGGATCGGGCATCAGACCATCCGGGTGGCGAACGATCTCCCCCACGCGAAAGTGGTGGGGGTGGATGTCAATGCGAGAAACATCTCGCTGGCCGGGGAGTGCAAGGCCCTGCATGCCAAGAACAACAACGTGGACTTCACGGTATGGGACGAGATGCTGGACGACGGATCATTCCTCGGCCAGTTCGACCTCGTCATCTGCAACGAGGTGCTGGAGCACGTCCTCGACCCGTACGCCCTCATCGAGAAGTTGGAGAAGTTGTGCAAGCCGGGCGGGGCCATTTTCATCACCACCCCCTTCGGTCCGTGGGAGTACGAGTCGTTCTACACCTTCCCGTACCGGTGCCACCTGCGGCATTTCGAGATGAACGACCTGCTGAACGTCTTCGGAAAGAAGCAGAACCTCCAAGCGTACTACAAGGAGGTAGGCAAGTCCCGGGAAGGTCTGCCCATGGGACACCAATACATCGTCTACACGAACAGTCCGGACCGGGCGACCGGGAAGGTGGATTACGAGCGCAAGTTGGTGTATCAGGCCCCCCGGGAGACGTTGTCCGTCTGCATGATCGCCTACAACGCCGAGGACCTCCTGCATCGGTGCTTGAAGTCCGTGAAGAGGATAGCGGACGAGATCATCGTGGCGGTGGACCCAAAGACCAAGGACTCGACGCGGGAGATTGCCGCGTCCCATGGGTGCAAGGTCATCGAGGGACTCGACCCGATGAAGGTGGGGTTTGAAAATGCAAGGAACCACTCCATCGCGGGGGCGAAGGGGGACTGGATACTGTGGATAGATTCGGACGAGGAACTCCTGCAGTCCGAGAACGTATATAAGTACCTCCGAAACAACCACCTGACGGGATACGCCGTCCAGCAACACCACCTGTCCGTCGATCCTCCGATGGCACTCAAACCTGACCTCCCCGTTCGTCTGTTCCGCAACCGCTTGGGGATACGGTTCTTCGGGCACGTGCACGAGCACCCGGAACTCAGCCTGAACGAGGGAATAGGGCAGGGGGTCGTGCTCTCGGACACGTGGATCGCCCACGACGGGTACCTGACGGAGAGGATACGCAGGGACCGGTTCCTCCGGAACATCGATCTGGTGGTCACCGACAGAAAGAAGTACCCAAACCGCATGCTCGGTCACTTCCTGTGGCTGAGGGACCTGATTCACCTCACGCGGTACCGTCGCGAGCAAATGAACGGGCAGGGGCCGGACGCTCAATGCATCCAATGGGCGCAGGAGGCAAGGCAATTGTTCGAAGAGAAGTTCCTGTCCGACCCAAAGAACCCCATGCTCCCGGACGCCCTCGCGTACTACTCAGAGGCCAATCAGTTGCTGAACATCGGTACCCACGTCAAGTTCCAGTTCGGAATAGCGGGGCAGGAGGGGCGGTCGTTGGACGTCAGGTTCCCCAACTCCGAGGTTGCCGGGGAGTTTTTCAAGAACATGACCAAGTCAATAATCTCAGAGACGGAGGGTAAGTACGTCTGATGGGATATACGACGGTTCCTGACCTCATGACGGCGTTCCCGAGGATAGCCACCACCCAGGCGTCTTCGGCTACCGTGTCCAACTGGATAGACCGGGCGAGCAACCTGATCGACGGCTACATCGCCGGGGTGGTTCCTTCCTGTCCGGTGGTGCCGACCCCGCCCGCCTTGAAGGACATCTCCGAGGAGATCGCCCAGTTGATGTTTCTTCGAAGGCATTCCCACGAGGCCGCAAAGGAGCAGGGCATCCAAGTCGCGTGGGAGGAAGTCATAAAGCGGCTGGAGGACATGCGCGACGGGACGTTCCTCATTCTGTCCGGTAGCGGCACCGTCCTCAGCACGGTGGGCCTCGCGTCCGGGGACACCTCTCTGCCGTGGTCCGACGTTCAGGGTTACGCCCCGACGTTCGGGCTCAGCGACATCGAGGACGCCGAGGTGGACTGGGACCGTAAGGACGCCGAGGCGACTCGAAAGATATGATACGCATCTCTACTCGCATAGACATTCCCCGCACCAAAGCCATACGGGAGTTGCTCAGTAATCCCAAGGAGGTAATGGCTGAGGTGGCCGAGTCGTTGCTGGCCGGGATACGACAGCAGGTCCGCACCCGGGGGTCGCGGTTCGGTGGGGAGAAGTGGCCGGAGTACGCCCCGCTGTCCCTGTATTCAAAGAGGATTCGGGGGCCGAAGGGTAGGATGCTCGAGGGTCTGCTGAGCCATATAAATAAGCGGTCCGGGGTGTCATTTGCGGAGGTGGCGTCCGATAGCGAGATCGTAACGTACCACGACAAGGGAACCAAGGGAAAATACCCCATCCCCAAGAAGCCGGGCAAGGGGAAGTTCATCTCGTTCCCAACCCCCATGGGTACCCCCATGATGGGCCGGGCTGGGAAGTGGTTCACCACGGACAAGGGGGTGAAGCACCCCGGGCTCAAGAAACGGCGCATATTCCCGACCCCGGACGAAGCCGGGGACATCGCAGTTACGGTGTTCGCCAGACGGGTTAAGGACATCATAAAATGACCGACTACACCGGCATAGGGAAGGCTATAAAGGCTCTGTTGGAAGCAATCGATGAGGTGTACGTGTTCCTTGAGACACCCATCAATACGTACTCCACCTCCGGTCCGGAAGTGGGCATCTTCCTTGACCGGGAGGACAACGAGGAGCACACGATAGGCGGGGATAACCCGTACATGACTACCATCCACTTCGAACTGGTCTGTCAGGACTTTAGCCCCGATGGGGTTGAAGAGGCATGCGCCAAGAGGGATACCCTTGTAGGGAAAGTTCGGGACGCCTTGAAAGCCGACAGAACCCTCGGCGGGAAGATCGAAACGAGCCAGATTGGGAATTTGAGTTTTGAAACAGCACGAGGTGAGGCGGGGTTTTACAGCGCGGCAAGCATTCCGCTCAAAGTGTTTCTATTTTCGTAGCAGGGAGGTTATAATATGCCAGGATTTGGGGCCAATGCGGCCTTATCCATCAGCAAGCAGAACTCGTTCTGGGCGGCCCCCGGGTCGGCGTCGTGGCAGAAGTTTCCGTTTGCCAGCCACGACTTCAACTACGAGTTCGCGGAACTCACGGACGACTCAATCCAGTTCGGTTACGACGAGCCTGACCGGGTTACCGGCATCGCTGGCGTCACCGGGCAGATCACCGCAAACGTGCACCCGCTCGCAATCGGGCAGGTTCTCAATGGCGTGTTCGGCATCTCCAGTTCGGACGCGGCCGGTAGCGCGTACGCGCACACCTTCAACCCCCAGACCACGGCGTTTGACGCCAACGTGTCGCTCCAGCCGTTCTGCTTCCAGATCGACCAAGGCGAATCGAGCGTCAACTCGGCCTACATGCTCTACAACTGTTTCCTCAACAACTGGGAATTGTCCCTTGCCGCCGGGCAGTACCTCCGGTCAACCATCAACGTCGTCGGGCAGAGAGCGGAACTGATCGAGAAATCCACGCCCAGCAACTACCCGGCCGGTATCAAGCCCATGCTGTGGTCCGGGTGCTCCATCTCCATCGGAGGGGCGGCCGTTCAGCGGTACGCCGACTTCCGGTTGACGTTCAACAACAACATCGCCACGCAGGACCGCATCGCGGGTGCGAAGGACCACACGTTCTTCTTCCGCGAGGGATTCCGGCAGTTCGGCCGCATGACCGGGACGATGGACATGGCGATGGACGACTGGCTCAAAGTCAAGAACGAGACGGAGGGCCGACTCGTCATCTTCTGCAAGGGAGCAAGCAGCGTTTCTTCGGGGTATGACGAGTCGCTCACCATCGACATTCCCCGATTCGTGTTCACCAAGCACCCCCTCGGGGTGTCTGGGCCGGGCATCGTCACCGTCGCGATGGAGGGGCGGGCGATGTTCAGTTCTACCAGCGGGACGATCTGCACCGTCACTCTGGTGAACACCCAGGCGACGTACTAACCCAGTTGGGGGTCAGCGTGGTGGGACACGCGCTCATCTTCTTCTCCTTTGGTGAGTGTCTGGCTCGACGGGGATGGAAAGCCAGATTGCCGTTCGATTCGTGCACCCCCAACTACCATCAAACAAGGGAGGAATCATGGACGTAAGAGAATGGAAAGAAAAGACGCGCAAGTCGTTCACGCTCAAGTCGGGTCTGGACGTCTGCGTGCGCAGACTCTCCCCGTTCGCGCTCGCGAAACTGGGACCCATCCCCAAACTCGAAGACATCCCTCCTGACAGGAATCTGGACGTGGCCGAAGCCATTGTCCGGGCAGGACTGCTCTCCCCCAAGGTGGGGGATGGTGAGGGCGACCTCACCATGCTGGACCTCACTCTCGACGAAATCAATGAGATAACGGAAGCAATTCTTAACCTTACAAGGAGGCCAGATGATAGCCCTTTGGCCCCGGGGGAAGAATCGTCACCGGTCCCACAGCCGTCTTAATAGACCGGTTGTGTCAAAGATACGGTATCAGGCCGTCCGACGTAATGAACGGCACTCTGGGGGACCTTCTATTTGACATCGACGTAGCGATGGAGGGTTCCCGGCGAGACAAAGAGGACCAAAATGGCTAAGGCTGAGGTCTTTAAGTTAAGGATTGAAACCGAGTTAAATAAGGCGTTGGCCGACATTAACTCGTTCAATGAGGCCCTCGAAAGGTCCGTCAAGACCGTATCCGGTCCTTCCCCCAAGACCCCGCTCATAGACGCGGTAATCCGAAACCTCGACATAGCCTCGGAGCGAGCGAGGATACTGGAAAACAACCTCAAGCGGTTGGGGCAGGGCGGCATCGTAGCGATGCCTCTGGTGGATAAGGCCATCGCGAAGACTGGCACCCTCACCCCCAACCTCAACTTGACGCCCTCCGGTCTGCCGATGTATCAGTTCAACGCGAGGGCGGCCATGCTTACGCAGAACGCCATCGCTCAAGCAAACGCCAACCAGCAACTGAATACGACGCTGGCCCAGTCGGCCGCGCTCGCGAACAAGAACAGCCTGTCGTTCATCTCCATGTTCGGGGCGATGGTCACCGGGCAACTGGCGGTAGACGCGCTGTATGGGGCGTTCCGCAAACTGAAAGGCGTAATAGTCGAGTCCATCGAGATCGCGGACAAGATGCGGCTACAGGCCGCGTCCATGGCCGGTGCCATGGTAATTTCCGATCCCTCCATGGGCTTCGCCCAAGCCAA